GTACCAGCTGTCTTTCAAGTGTTTCAATAGTACCGTTCTTATCCTTAACAGCTTCGGATAATTGTTGTATCTGTCCTTGTAATTGTGCGTACAATGATTTTCTTTTAACAATATTCTCCTTATTCTTTATATCAGTTTCAGCAAGCACAGCTATATCATCTACAACACCTAACTGCAATAACTGCTTTAACTCTTCAAGATAAGCCCATCTATTAATAGGCAATGTAGAGCCTTGCACAATACGTACATCAAATTTTAATGAAGATAAGTCCATAGATTTACCTACAGCTTCCCCCATATCATTATATATGGGAATATTTATTTCTTGTTCTTTCCCTTCTTGTATAGCATTAGGCTGTATTAGTCTAAAACGCTTATAAGCTGTATAAGTTGCCTGAGAAAACTGTAAAACCATTTTACCAACCTCACGCAAAGAAGGTTCAATAGATGTATTCATCCATTGCTTTATTCTCCTTGTACCATATTCATCTAAGGCTAGCATACCTCTATAGGTTTCTGATGCACCAGCACTATCTCCCATCATAGAGCTATATATACCAGCCAGATATTCCATATCAGCCTTACCCTCCTGAACTACCTGGAAGAAAGCATTTGAAAGAGGAGCTGGTATTACTGCAGTAGGACGTTCCACGCCAGGCCTAATAGGTAGTAAAGCACCAGGACTAGAAGAATATTTTTCCCATATTTCTGCATCAATAGAGCCCTCTTCATACATCCAACGCAAACTAGAACCTAAAGATGCATTATGTACCATAATCTGATGAGACTTATTTATCTCCTGTTGCTTACCTATAAGAGGTGATACAGCACTAATAGGATATGGTGTACCAGTCCATTTGAAATGAAAAGGTATAATAGGATATTCAGTAATTGTTTCTGGAAGAACTTGCTCATATAGTAATTTATCACCAGCAACACAAGTTTGCTGTATTCTAGTGGAATAAAACTGCACTTGATCTACCACATTCTTTGCTATCTGTGGATCTTGCATTAAAATCTTAAATTCCTTCTCGGAAACAATCTTATTCTCTATTTTACTAGATGCTGCCTGCAATTGGCTCATAGCCTCTTGTCTAGCCACTTCTAGCTGTTGTATCATCATATCTTGAGCTTTTTTCATCTCTAATTCATATCTCTCAGGAAGCATCTCACCTTCCTGTACAGCTTGTTCCATTGACTGCTGCTGTTCAAGTAATTGAACTTCCATTTCAGCTTGCATCTCTTTCATCTGAACATCAACCTGCTGTTTTAGAGCCTGTAATTCTTCCTTATTAGGCGGAATCCTATAGAAAACGCTCATATAAGATATCTTTATCTTTTCATAAACTTCAAAAAACTCAACAAGTTGATCTTGACTTCCATCTGCCTTAACAGAAAGACCAGAATCCATATTATCATCATACATGAAAAGCTTCTGTTCATCATCACCTGTAGCCCTTTGACTCCATGATCTTTGGGTTTGCTCGTCACTACTTGATTGTGAAATCTTACGCTTAAAATCAGGAAAGAGTTTCATTAAATGATTTTTAGGCAATACCTTACGAATCATTATATATGCTGCATCCTTAAAAAGCATATCTCTTGATTTGGGGTCTATATATACATCAAAAGGTTCAGGTTGCTGAACTACAACCTCACCTAAGCCATTATCAGCATCTTTATCTACTGTAATAAGAATATAGCCTATACCCTTAGTTATACTATCATTAATAGCATTATTGTACATAGTAGAGCCATTAGAATTATACCAAACATAATCTGCAAGATCAGAAAATACAGTCGCCACATCAGTATCGCTACCCTCTACACCTACAGCCTGCCATCTGGGATTATTAGCAGTTGCATAAAAATTAAGCATCTCAACAACTGGAAGAATCCGATTAATAGTAA